ATGTTAAAATATTATATACCTGAAGTATTAGGAGTTGAGGGTATAGAAGACCCAAACTCTACAGTAAATCCATATTACTAGAGGAAAGAAATGATTAAATGGTTATTAAAATTATGGAAAGCAGAAAGTGGTGACTTATCTAAACATAGATTACATACCACTAAGTATCAAGATTTGTGTATGTAATATGCAAATAAAAGCACAAATATATTTAAAGTTAGCTAGTGTCATATGTAAAATAGGTAATTATTTTTGGCATAAACACGTGCAGGAAATACGCAAAAGACAATATGAGTTAGGATTAAGACCATGAATTTAGAAGTATTAAGACAAGAAATTGAAGCTGACGAGGGATGTAAATATGAAACATATCGTTGCAGTGAAGGTCATTTGACCGGGGGAATAGGACATTTAATAACCGAGTGGGATGAAGAGATATATTCAGGTCCTATTGGTACACCTATACCTGAAGAGCAAGTTAAGAATTGGTTTGATAGAGATGTACAACAATCTATAAATGATTGTATATCATTGTTTGATAACTTTGACAAACTTCCTGAAGATATACAACACGTATTGACAAATATGTCTTTTCAATTAGGCAAACCAAGATTAAGCAAATTTAAAAAGATGATTGCTGCTGTGCATGACGAAGACTATCGTGAAATGGCACTTCAAATGGAAGATAGTCGTTGGTTTAAGCAAACCCAAAATAGAGCACAACGTTTAATAGATAGAGTTATAAGACAAGGAGTACCCATTGGCTAGAGAGTTAACAGATAGACAAAAAAAGTTTATGGAGGTTTTGTTTGACCAAGCAAACGGAGATGTAGTACAAGCTAAATTATTAGCAGGTTATTCAGAACACACTTCTACTGCAACTATTGTAGATTCGCTTAAAAAAGAAATTATGGAAGCAACTGAATCATTTATGGCACGTAATGCACCTAAAGCAGCAGTTGCTATGGTAAGTGGAATGGAAGACCCTACACAATTAGGTATGAGAGATAAACTATCTGCATCAAAAGAATTACTTGACAGAGTTGGTTTAATTAAAACTGAAAAAGTACAAGTAGAAGCATCAGGTGGTGTAATGATATTACCACCAAAGAAAAAATAAACGGAGTTAATATGGCTAATCACATAAAAAAAAGAAAAACAAAAAGAAAAACCACAGCTTTTTCAATCACACCAAAAATTTTAGGTGTTAAAAGTCTTAGTAAAATAGCACAAAAACTTGGGGTAAGTTTAAAATCTTTGGAAAAAGAAAATCCTAACATAAAAGATTTAAACAAAATAGGAGAAAATCAAAGAATTATACTTCCTATTAGAAAAAAATCATTTGTTGAAAAATATATATTAGGTAAAAAGACTGCTCCACCTTCGGTAAAAATTAAAAACACCCCTAAAAATATAGGTTATAAAACTAAAGAAGGAATAACAACAAAAGATGTAACTTATAAAAAAGGTTCTAGAGGAAGAGTTTATGAAGGAAAGACAAAAAGTGACATGAAAAAATTATCATCAAAGAAGAAGTAATGAATAGAAGTTTAGGTAAGTGGAAGCTACCACAACCAACAGATTTAAAAGATGAGGAACAAAAGGAATGGTCACAAGTTCCTAGAATATCAAGGATAATACCTTTTGGATATAAACGTAATGAGCAAGACCCTGATATATTAGACCCAATACCTTTTGAACTCGAAGCTATAGAAATGGCTAGAAAGTATATTAATCAATATTCCTACAGACAAGTTGCTAATTGGGTAACTAAAAAAACAGGTAGAGATATAACACATGTAGGATTACGAAAAAGACTAATGCATGAAAGACAACGTAAGAACCAAGCTAGAACTCTCAGAAAATGGTCTGAATATGCCGAGAAAGCAATCCAAAAAGCGAAAGCGATTGAAGAAAGCAGAATCGGAGCAAAAGCCTAAAATAATAGAGGAAGTAGAAAGCATACCTGTTGAAGAACAGAATATTGTTTTTAAACCTAACGAAGGACCTCAAACAGAGTTTCTTGCTTCTCCTGAAAGAGAAGTATTGTATGGTGGCAGTGCAGGTGGTGGAAAAAGTTATGCCATGTTAGCAGACCCACTACGATATATGGGTCATCCTTCATTTAGTGGATTGTTATTAAGACACACCACAGAAGAATTAAGAGAACTTGTTTGGAAGTCTCAAGAATTATACCCACAGATATGGAGAGGCATCAAGTGGTCAGAAAGAAAGATGCAGTGGGTAGCACCATCGGGTGCAAGACTTTGGATGTCATATCTTGACAGAGATGAAGATGTGTTAAGGTATCAAGGTTTAGCTTTTAGTTGGATAGGTTTTGACGAATTAACACAATGGGCAACACCTTTTGCTTGGAATTATATGAGGTCAAGACTACGTTCTACTGCTCCTGATTTGCCTATTTTTATGAGAGCAACAACAAACCCCGGAGGTCCGGGTCATATATGGGTTAAGAAAATGTTTATTGACCCTGCTCCATATGGTAAAACATTTGATGCCACAAATATTGAAACAGGAAAAGTACTACAATATCCTGAAGGACATAGTAAAGCAGGACAGGCATTATTTAAAAGAAGATTTATACCTGCTAGATTATCTGATAATCCATACTTATCTAGTCAGGGCGATTATGAAGCAATGCTTTTGTCTTTGCCTGAACATCAGAAAAAACAACTTCTTGAAGGTGATTGGGATATAAAAGAAGGTGCTGCTTTTACAGAGTTTAATAGAGATGTACATGTTATTGAGCCTTTTAAGATACCTAATAATTGGGTAAAGTTTAGGTCTTGCGATTATGGTTATGGTTCTTATAGTGCAGTTTTATGGTTTGCAGTCTCTCCTGATGAACAACTTGTTTTATACAGAGAACTATATGTTTCTAAAGTGTTAGCAACAGACTTAGCAAATTTAGTTCTTGACATTGAATCAGAAGATGGTAATATAAAGTATGGAGTTCTTGATAGTTCTTTATGGCATAAACGTGGAGATACAGGACCTTCATTAGCAGAACAAATGATTTCTCAAGGTTGCAGGTGGAGACCATCAGATAGAAGTAAGGGTAGTCGTGTAGCAGGTAAAAATGAAATACATAGACGTTTGCAGATAGATGAATTTACAGAAGAACCAAGATTAGTTATGTTTAATACTTGTACAAATACGATAGCACAGATTCCGTCTATACCTTTAGATAAAAAAAATCCTGAAGATGTAGACACAAAAGCAGAAGACCATATTTACGATGCGTTAAGATATGGTATAATGTCAAGACCACGATTTAGTATTTTTGACTATGAACCTATGGGTAGACCAAAAACAGGTATGCCTGTAGCAGACTCAACATTTGGATATTAATATGGCAGAACAAGAAATAATGATAGAAGACGAAGCTATTGCTTTAGAAGATTCAGAGCAATCAGACATAGATGATATAGATGTATCAAATCTAGCTAATCATATCATGTCTAAATTTAAAAAATCAGAAGATTATAGATATGAAGATGAGCAGAGATGGGTGAGAGCATATAGAAAC